CGAATCCTACGGCACCTTTCGGTGTTGTCCGTGAGATTCGGGCTAATTAACTTCCCTCTTTCGAGGAGCTATCAGTATCCGAGGATTAGATTAACGATCTATTGGGTCCATGATCTTCTCCCTCGAATTCTTATGTAAAAAAGCATCGGCTATGCCGCCGTCCACCATGTTAAGCTCAATCGTCAGCTCATACTTGCCCGATTTTTTGGCAGATGTCAAGGATTTTATTTGCTCCTCAGTTGCCGCCATGACAGAAGCTATCTTTTTTTCGCGCTTTTCCATCAACCTACACACTCCAGACCCTTCTTGCGACAATAGGACTTCCACTCACTCCGCGTCTCGATATGCCTTGCATCGTTTGGGAGATTGTCTTTCGCTGAGGGGAGCCACTTCACATCCCCGTCGGTTAAAATAGCGTTCCCGGCCGGCGTTCGCCTTGCTACATGACCGCAGGCGCACCGGATACGCTTCGGGATACGGGTGATCTTGTGAAATTCTTCGGTCTGCTTTTTGCAAAAACGGCAATCGTATTGGTAAATTGGCAAAGTCAATCCTCCATTTCATACTTCTTGAAGATTTTTTCGATCTTGTCGAGCCGCCGAACCTGGTCATTCGGGAATCTCGTCAAATAGTGGTGATGCGCCTGTGAAATAACGGCCACCAGAAAATAAGCAACGCCTACCCAGAATATCCCCGTTCCGATTTCCATTTCCTCTATCCCTCCAACATCTTCTCGGTTTCCTTCTTCCGCTTTTGAATCTCCTCCGCCGCTTTCATGGCCGCCCCGGTTTTCTGGACGCCGACCCATTTCAGGTCGTCGGGCTTGGCCTCTTTCTTTTTCAGCTCGTCAAGGGCTTCTTGGGCGCCCTGGTTGAGTTCCTTTTGGGTTTTTGGCATGGCTAAAAGCTCCTGCCTGTGCAAATAGTGGCGATACGGCACATATCCGACGGTCAGCTATCTCAGCATATTGTGGCTCTAATTCGATCCCGATAAACCGAAACCCTTCAATCTCCGCTGCTTTACCTGTTGAACCACTACCCATGAAGGGATCAAGAACCACGCCGCCGGGAGGGGTGACAAGGCGGCAAAGGTAACGCATGAGGGTTGTAGGCTTGACGGTAGGGTGATAGTTTCCATTTCTCTTAGGCCAATTTGCATCTTCTCGGTCTCGCATTGTAGCCCCGTGCTCGACTGCGGTACCGGTACCTGAATCACATCCTTCGTTCCGATCTTCCCGGCTCGCCTTAGCACAGTAGAAGAACCGGGCGGCGGAACCGGAATCATTAAAATTGGAAGGTGCTTGCGGCTTATCTCCGTTGAATATTGAGGTGTCTTTGTTATTGTATTCCCTGCCTGCATAATTATATGCACCTTTGTTATTGCCATTGCCCGTATTTGGAAACAACCCCACTACTTCATCACTTCCATCATGAATCAGATTTGCAGGCCAACGCCCATTAACAGTAAACTCTTTATCCTTACCACTACCATCCATATAGCCAATTCCAGTATCCCCTTTTTCGTGAGCATTGAGCTTATGAGGTTGCGCACCACTACCCTTATACGTTCTTTCTTCAACTCCTATCCTGCACCCGTCAATATTAATCCCACCCGTACTATATTTTAAAACATTTTCGGCTACAGTCCCAATGACAGGCTTTCGGGCTACAATGATCGGCTCCCATGCCGGCTTGAGGGCGGTCCCCCATCCTTCCCATTGCTTTGCGGCTTCGGAGGCAGGGGCAGTAATGACTTTCTTACTCAGATCGCGCACATCATCGCGGCCTTCTGCTTCGCGCCAATTTGTATTGATAGCCAAGGACCCTCGTTTCCGTCCGTCGAAAGTGCTACGAGGATCGACCACGGTGAGAATCTTCCGTTCTGCCCCCGCCGCCTTGTCGATCGCCTTACTCACATCTAGCGACTTAGGGAACCCTGAACCATACACCCACATCACGGTATCCCGAATCTCCCACCCCGCATCCTCTATCGCAACAGCCAGCCGGTGAAAGGTTCGTGTCCCACCAAAGGCCAGCATATACGCACCCGGCTTCGCTACCCTCAATGCTGCTTCCCAAAACGGAACTCCCGGCACACCATGATCCCAGTCCTTCCCCATAAACGATAGGCCGTAGGGGGGATCGGTTACAATCGAATCAACCGATTCAGCTTCAAGCGTCGGCAGGATTTCAAGGCAATCGCCGGTGTAGATCATGGCTACCCCCTCGCTATCCCGGCGTTTCCCCACATGACCGCCTCTTCCAGCTTCGTGAAGGCCAGGGACTTTTCGCGGCCTTCCATGCCCTGGAATACGCCTTTGATTTTTCTGGGTCTGCTTCATACTTTGCGCGGTCCCGTTCCTTAATCTTTTCTTTATTCTTCTCACACCACCGCTTACACCGCTCCGCAGAACTCCCCGGATGTGCTTTTTCCCACGCCTCTCCGAGAGCCCGCTTCTTTTCGGGATTCTTTTTATCCCACTCCCTGTTCGCAGCACGCACCTTCTCTTTGTTTTTAAGATACCAAAGGCGCTGATATTCTTTCATCTGCTCTTTTGTGTAGGCCATATTTTAACCAGTCGTAGACTGTGTATCCGGCTCGGGCCGGTCCTGTTGTAAATATTGCTGTGTCAAATTGTTCTTTATCTGTGCCGCTACCTCATCGGGCAGGCCCGCGCCTACCAAAATTTGAAGAGCCTGATCAAGTTGGTCCCCAGCGGTTCGCTGTAAGATCTCTTTCCAGTTCGGGAAATTAAGGACTTCGAGTATAGCCTTTTGATCAACCGCCTTCAGTTTGAATAACTCAAAGGCAAGTTCCTGATTCTGTAGTGATGTTCTCGGCGTTGTAGATCCCGATTCTACGGTAAAGTTGAACCGCCGCCCCACATAATCCGTCCCAACAAACCGAACCGCTTCGCCGGCCACGTCAACCGAATCATCGGCGGTCCCATGGTTTTGCCATAACCCGATGGCCCACCGGCTTCGGTTCTCAACCAGGCCATCAATGGCGCTGGTCTTGGCCTGCATCAAGACCTGATTGCGCTCCTGAAGCGCGACGATGGCGCTGGCCGCGATAACCCCCGTGGGTTGCACTCCCCGGTCGGCATCCTCGATCTGGTAGACCCTATCAAACAGCTTGATAACCAGATCCAGCACCCGGAAAAACGTCTCCGGGAGATTTGGAACAGTCATGAACTCAATCCTGGCCTTGGGGATAGACGGCATCAGAACCAGCCTGCCGCCCTTCTCGATCGTGGATTCGATCATCTCCCGGGTGATGCCGCAGTGCTGTTGAACAATCAACGGCGGCACCAGTACGTTGATCACGTAGGCGATCAGCTTGGCGATGATCGTGCTGATAACCTGGATCAGATACCCCACCGGTTCGGCAATACTGAAACCCCAGAGCGAAACACCATCTTTGTATGAATTGGCGAAATAGACCGGCAGGCGGCCCCATGGGTAGGTATTGCAGGCCAGCTCATCGGGGATTGCCGGGTTAAGGTTCGGGTTTTCGCAGTCATCGAGGACCATGACGCCGCTTTTGATTGCCGGGTCTTTGGTTTTGGTGATGGTGATCTTTCGGATGCCGTCCCGGTAGACGGGTACGGTTCGGGTGGTTTCCCTGACCATAAATCCCCCGGCTTCGTCCATTTCCGGCATCCCGGTAGCTTCATTGATGATCGGCTCGCTGGTCTTCTCGGTCTTCGTCCTGCCGTCTCGAATCCAAACCTCCACCACAAGGCACCGCTGGATCTTCTTATCCGAGGTCTCACCTTTGTCCCTCCGCACGGTCATGGGGTCGGCATAATTCCCGATGCTCTGACCGCTGCCGCTCTGTGATTTGTATTCTTCCCGGACAACCCCGAGGAGGTCATAGGCGTCTTCAGGCGCGATGTCCTTGACGTTGAAAAAGCTCTCCATCTCTGAGACAAATTCGAGGTAGGCGTAGCAGATGTACGGACATTTGGTGGAGATTTCATCGTTTTCCCAGTTTCCCGGGGCCGGACAGAACTGGAAAGGATCAACAACGGCGATGGCGGGGCGCTTGGTTTTCTTGTCCCAGGATGGTTTCTCCGGGGTGATGCCGTAAATCTCCATGTTCTTAGCGGTGGCTCGGGTAAGCGCCTGCTGCCCGGTATCCTTCCACCACTTCTTTAATTCTTGTGACATGACGAGCTGGGCGTCATCCCCGATGCCGTCCATGTCCACGACTTCCCCCGTGGGATTTCTGGCGGTGATGTTCGATACCGTGCGCTCGATGTTGGAAAAGAAGATCCCGATTTGGTTCTTCACCTGCTGCTGGGGGTTGTTGCCCTTCCGCCCGGTCTGCTGCTTGACCTGCCGGCCGCGGTACATGGCGTATGAGGACAGGAAGTCGGCGGGTTTGCCGAGGCGCTCTTTTTCTGCGACGGCTATCTCAAATAGGTCTTGCGCGAAGGGGGCCACATCCGGATCATTTTTCGGGGGTATTGCACTAAGCGACCAACGCGAGTCTAACATTTCCGTTTACTCCTTCCGACTGTGCTTTTCTAATAACCCACGCACGTCTCATGTTTTGTTTTGCCTCTTCGGACCGCTTCTGCCCGGTTAGGCTTATGGACAACTGTGCTCTGCGTTCTGCCGAAAGCGGCCCGCGCGGGGCACGTGCTTTCCCGGAAACGGTTCCGTTCCTTCGTCTCGCCTCCCATACCCGCCCCACAGACTCCGCCGAACGTTTCTTGCCTTTATTGGATTCGCTGATTTTTCTCCTTGTCTCTTCGGTTGGTGGCCCCATTATTTTTCCTGTCCGCGCTATCCTGAGCTTTTCTTTTGTTTCGCCAGACTTTATTCTCCCGGTATTTGCAATGCTTATCTTAGATTTTGTTTCTTCGGAACACGTCTTACCCAGTCCTTTTTTATTGCCAAGCTGCGCATTGTGTAACCTTACCCTCGTTTCCTCTGACGGACGCCTTCCCGTATTTGCTTTAATCAACTTGATCCTTGTAGCTTCTGGCAACTTTCTCCCGGTGAGTGCTTTGCTTATTCTGGCCCTAACTTCAACGGACACCGTTTTGCCTGCCTGAGACTTCCGCATTTTTGCTATGGATTCCTCGGAATGCTTTCTCCCTACCCCCGCTTGCCGTATCTTTTCTATTTCTTCTACAGTATGACGGTATCCAGACGATCCCCTTCCGCCCTCGGACACATTGTACCCATTCGGTGCCATCGTTTTCAATAACCCTATAAATTCCACTTCCATTTCGAGTAGTTTATGTTCATCGTCATCCTCGTAAATGACACTCCACTGAAAAGATTCAAGGCCGTATTTACGTAGAGCATTGTGGAAGCAAAGCGTAGACCCTCGTTCCATGTCGTAAAGATGTCCCTTCTTGCGGTACTTAAACTTCCGCGCG